AGAATGCAGAAACAAGTTTATGATACTTGTAGAGAACGTAGGTATTTTTCACCATTTGAAACTATTATAGGATACTATGAAGGAGAGAATGAACAGATACCAAATACATATTCTCAATATGCTAATATGGCTATGGAAACATTATTACTTAAATGTCAGCCTGGTATGGAAAAAGCAACAGGATTAAAATTATACCCAGCATATACTTATGCACGAATTTACAAAAAAGGTGATGAATTAAAAAGACATAAAGATAGATTTAGTTGTGAAATATCTACGACTATGAATCTTGGTGGTGATGACTGGCCAATATATCTAGAGCCATCTGGAGAAACCGGTAAAAAAGGTGTTAGAGTAGATTTAAAACCAGGAGATATGTTGGTTTATTCTGGCTGTGAGCTAGAACATTGGAGAGAAAAATTCAAAGGTAAAGAATGCGTACAAGTTTTTCTGCATTATAACAATCGTAAAACCCCGGGAGCGAAGGACAACATGTTTGACAAGCGTCCACATTTAGGTCTTCCTTCCTGGTTTAAACGATGATATAATTCTTAGATGGAGGCAGGGCACCACCACATACCCCCTGTCTCCTTTTAAGGATAATATTATATGTATTTTGGAGGAACACCCTTTGCAGCATCACCTTTTGCGGATCCAGGATTTAATCCTAACGCATTTGTTAACGTTACTGGTTCTAGAATAAACGAATCCACTGGAACAGTATCATTAGTAGGTAAAGCTAATTTTGCAGTAACCGGTAGTAGAGTAAATTTTTCAATAGGTAATACTACAATTATAGAGGGTGTGGGTGTTATAGTTACACCTGACGGATCTAGAGTAAATATTACTACTGGAGACCCAACAATAGTTGGAAAAGCTGTAACTGCAATTACAGGAAGCAGAGTAAATTTAAATACAGGAACCCCAACTTTTGCTTTTAAATATCCAGTATCTGGAAGTAGAATAAATGCAAATAGTGGTAGTCCAACAATAGTTGGAAAAGCAACTGTTGAGCCTGATGGTTCTCAAGCTAACATAAATACAGGGACTGTAACAATATCTGCAGATGCTAATTTTTCTGTAACAGGTAGTAGAATTAATCTAACAATTGGTAACGCTGATGTAGCTGCTAACGCCACTGTTTCAGTAACAGGAAATAGAACAAATCTATCATCTGGAACAGTAACAATAACTGCAGATGCAACTGTGTTACCTACAGGAAGTAGAACAAATTTATCTACATCAGATGTTTTAATTAGAAAATGGGATGGTATAGTGCCAGGAGTTTCTATGACTTGGGATAGCACAAGCTTCCCAACAGCGAGGTAATAAATGTATTTTGGAGGATCATCGTTTGCAGCAGCACCTTTTGGAAGTTCAGGTGGTATTAGCATTCGAGCTGTGGTCACCGGTAGTAGAGTTAATTTAAGCACCGGATCTCCTACGATCACTGGAGGAGTTGTTTTAACCCTTACGGGTAGTAGAATAAACGCAACAATTGGTAATGTTACAACTAGAGTAGACCAACAAGTCTCTGTAACAGGCAACAGAATAAACCTTGCAACAGGCACGGTAGATGTGATATCATGGAACCCGATACCTCCAGGGGTATCACAAACATGGGTTGAAATTGACCCATTAAATCCATAGGAGAAATATGGCGTCAAGTACATCGAGTGATTTAAAACTAGAATTAATAACAACAGGTGAAAAATCAGGTACCTGGGGAACTATTACAAACACAAATTTACAGATACTAGAACAAGCAGCTAGTGGTTATATTGCTGTAGATGTTGCATCTAGTGATGTAGCATTAGCATTATCTAATCATGCTGTATCAAATGGTAAAAATTTATACTTTAAACTTACAGGAACTTTAGCTGCAAATAGAACAGTTACTATGCCTGACTCTGCAGAAAGAGTATTTATTGTAGAGGATGCCACAACTAGATCTACAAGTAATTATACATTAACAATTAAAACAGTATCCGGTACAGGTGTTGCACTAGCGGTTGGATCTAAGTCTTTATTGTATTCAGATGGCACAAATGTTAATTTAGGTATAAGACAAAAAGGATATTATACACCCACAACTGCATACACTGCCGTTGATGGTGATCAACTATTAATTGATACTTCTGGAAGTGGTATTGGATCTGCAATTACCATAACTTTACCAGCTTCACCAACTGTTGGTTCAGAAGTTCATTTTATAGATAGTGGTAACAACTTTGCATCAAACAATTTAACAATAGCCAGAAACGGTTCTAATATTTTAGGCGCTGCTTCTAACCTAGTAGTAAACACAAGTGCGTCGGCTTTTACTTTAGTATTTGTAAATGCAACGAGAGGCTGGGCGTATAAAGATAAAATATAGGATCGGGGACCATGGCTCTAATAGAATATAGATTCGCTCCCGGAATCGACAAACAATCATCAGACTCTGGTGCAGAAAATCGTTGGATAGATTCTGACAATGTAAGATTTAGATATGGTCAACCAGAAAAAGTTGGTGGTTGGTCCTCTCTTGTAACTGACACAATAGTTGGTGTTGCAAGAGCTATGCATGCTTTCACAGATTTAGCAGGTAATAGATACGTAGCAATCGGCACAGATAAATTTTTATTGTTATATTTTGAAGGTCAGGTATACGATATTACACCTCTAAAAACTACTTTAACATCTGCAACAATAGCAACCACGAGTGGGTCACCAACGTGCACAATTACTAAATCAACACATGGTTTAGCAGTTGGAGATATTGTTCAGTTAGATAGTGTAACACTTCCTGGTGGTACAGGATTTAGTGCATCAGATTTTGAAGATAAAAACTTTCAAGTAATTACAGTTCCAACATCTAGCACATTTACAATTACACAATCATCTAATGCTAGTGGTACAGTGTCAACAGGTGGTAGTTTAAGTATTAAACCTTATGAACCTGTAGGACCAAGAGCTCAATCGTATGGTTATGGTTGGGGTATAGGATCATGGGGTGATGGTAACTGGGGAGAAGCAGCAACTGCATCTGAAGTTTCACTTGAACCAGGTTTGTGGTCGTTAGATAATTTTGGACAAGTATTAATTGCAACTATTGCAAATGGTAAAACTTTTACATGGAACGGTGGTGCTGCATCACCTTTAGACAATAGAGCCTCAACAACTACAAGTGGTTTTGAGACAAATAGCAACCCAACAGCCACTAGATTAACTTTGATATCTCCTACAACAAGACACTTAATTCATTTAGCTACCGAAACAACTATCGGAACAACTACAACACAAGACGATATGTTTATAAGATTTTCAGATCAAGAGGGAATAAATACTTATGCACCATCAGCAATAAATACTGCAGGCACACAAAGACTACAAGATGGCACAAAAATTATTGGTGCTTTAAAAGCAAAAGAAAGTATTTTGATATGGACAGACAATGCTTTGTATACCATGAAATTTATTGGTGCACCTTTTACATTTGGTTTTGAACAGGTCGGTACAAACTGTGGATTAATTGGTAAGAATGCAGCTATAGAAATTGATGGTGTTGCTTTTTGGATGTCACCAAAAGGCTTCTTTGCGTTTGATGGTACAGTTAAATCATTACCATGTAGCGTAGAAGATCATGTATTTGAAAATATCGACACTACAAAAGGACAGCAAATAAGTGCAGGATTAAATAATTTATTTACAGAAGTTGTTTGGTATTATCCATCTTCAGGTTCTGAGTATAATGATAAATATGTAATATATAATTACGGTGAATCTACTTTAACAAAAGTTCCGGGTGGTGTTTGGTACACAGGCACAGAAGCTAGAACGAGTTGGGTTGATGCAACAATATATCCAAAACCATTTGCAACTAAATACGACTCTACTTCTGATGGGACATTTCCTGTGATTGTAGGTCAAGATGGTCTAGGACAGACAACGTTATTTGAACATGAAGTAGGAACTGATCAGGTTAATCCAAATGGAACTACAACAACTGTTACATCTTTTATACAATCATATGATATAGATCTTGAGTCTAGAATGAGAAGAACAGCACAAGGTGGTGTAGCTTCTGGAGCTGTAGCTGGTGAGTTTTTCTTAGCACTACGTAGATTTGTGCCTGATTTTAAAACACTAGCAGGTAATTGTAAGGTAAGCCTTGGAGTCAAAAGATATCCTCAAGACTCACAGACCACAACTGCTTTAAGTCCGTTTACAGTTACATCAAGCACTCTTAAAAAAGATACCAGAGCAAGAGGTAGATTTTTAAATATAAAAATAGAAAATGATGCAGCTAGTGAGTCATGGAGATTTGGCACATTAAAATTAGACTTACAACAAGATGGTAGAAGATAATGACTAAGATAGTAGTAAGAATACCAGAACCAAAAGAAGAGTACGATGTTTCTACACAGAAACAAATAAATAGATCTTTGTCTGGTGTTATAGAACAATTAAACTCAACCTATTTAAATAATATAAAAGAGGAGCAAGAAAGATTTTCTTGGTTTTTAAGTGGCTAATATATATAAAAATGCAAAGGTAGATTTATCCACCACAGATAATACTACAATATACACAGCACCATCTGATTCTAGAGCTATAATTAAAAGTATTATAGTATCCGAGGACGCTGGATCAGGAACCACGGTAACTCTGACTATAACAGATGCTGCTTCTGCGATATTTAATTTATTTAAAGACAAAGCAATAGCCTCAAAAGCAACAACAGAACTGCTAACTCACCCTTTAATTTTGGAAGAAAATGAGGTATTAAAGGCACAAGCAGCTGATGCAAATGAATTACATGTAATTGCATCAATACTGGAAATAACAAGGGAGTAATATGGCATTTACAGAACCACCATCAGTTAGATACGTAACAATAGACGGTAAAAAAGTACCAGTTGTAGAGTGTGAAACTGAAATAGTATTAAGAAATAAAAAAACAAACTATGAATATAATTCTGATAAAGAAGCAGAAGATGATATTGCAAACCCAGATACAGATACTGTGAAAGAAGATGTTACAAGATCTGTTAAAA